TTGATAAAATTCAGGAAATGTGGCAGAAAGATGCTGTCATTGATCCTGATAACTTACATGATGAATCTCTGAAGATTCCACAACTTCACGCCAAGTATTATACTCTGTACAATACGATTACTTTGCTGCGCGAAAAAGCACGAGAGCAATATAATAAAGTCAAACTAGAACGCCATAACTTCTACACAGGAAAGGCAGAACCAGAGGTGTATGAGGAAGAACCATTCCCATACAAGGTTCGGGAGAAAGACGCCATACAGAGGTATCTAGATGCCGATGAGCGATTGACCAAAGTGGATATGAAGATTAGGTATTATGATGCTGAACTTAAGTTCTTAGAAGAGATTATCAAGACGATTGCTAATCGTACTTTTCAAATTAAGAATGCCATCGAGTGGCAGAGATTCCAAGCAGGGTTTTAATAAATAAAAATAAAAAAATATAAATGAAAACCTTCAAAGAGTTTCAAGAACAAATTTCTCTATCTCAAGCATTTCAGAGAATAGGAAAAGGACCAGGCGTTGCTGATTCCGGAGAAGGAGTTTCTAGAAATTTACCTTCTCTGTCACGTATTACCCCATCGGACAGGGCCAAACCAAAGGGTAGTAATGCAGGAATTCCCATTACACCCTTGAGCAAGGCAAGATATGCGGGAAGAGTGGAAGCAGGTAGGAGTAATAAGAAAAATATTGCTGATAATCCAAACTATGTTGGACCGCTTGGTACTTTTGGTGGATCTGGAACAAAAGATAATATGCCAGGAACAACACCAAGCGACAATCCAAAATTACATTCTAGTCAAATAAAAAAAGTACAACAAAAACCAAGGAATTTTAATTTTATATAATAGACTTTAACTGAGGCAATAAATACCCATAGGTGACACTTATGGGTTATGTCTCATTTGATTATATCTAAAAAGAATGAAGTATATCTTCAGGTAAAAGCAGAACCTCACGTCTACTACGAACTAGCAGATCAGTTTACGTTTGACGTGCCAGGTGCCAAGTTTATGCCTCAGTACCGAAATAAGTACTGGGACGGAAAGATTCGTTTATTCAATACCCAGACTGGTGAGATATATGTCGGGTTATTGGATAAACTCACAAAGTTTTGTGACGACCATGAATATACCTATGAGTTTGTAAACAACAAATTCTATGGACTTCCTTTTGAAGTCAATGAGATGATTTCAAAAGAAGGTGTGAAAGATTATATTACTTCTGTAAGTAAGTACCCTCCCCGCGATTACCAAGTAGAGGGAGTATACGACGCTCTAAGGCATAATAGAAGGTTGTTGATATCCCCAACTGCTTCTGGAAAGTCTCTGATGATATATTCGATTGTGAGATATCACGTTGAGAGAGGACAAAATACTCTGATAGTCGTTCCGACGACTTCCCTAGTAGAACAGATGTATAAAGATTTTGCAGACTATGGCTGGGACGTAGGTTCATATTGCCACAAGATTTATGCGGGTAGAGAAAGGGAAACTGATTCCCAAGTGATTATCACTACCTGGCAGTCCATCTATAAACTCCCCCGAAAGTATTTTGAGCGTTTTAACGTTGTGGTTGGGGATGAGGCACACCAGTTCAAAAGTAAGTCACTAATATCTATAATGTCTAAACTTGCAGATGCAAAATATCGTTACGGTTTTACAGGTACGTTAGACGGAACTCAAACTCACAAGTGGGTTCTGGAAGGTTTGTTTGGTCCTTCTTATAAGATTATCCGAACAGAAGAACTTATGGCAAAAGGACATGTTGCCAAGTTAGATATTAACGTGCTTCTATTGAAACACCCACCACATAAGTTTGAAAACTTTGAAGAAGAAGTCCAGTATATTATCAATCATGAACGACGCAACAAGTTTATACGTAACCTTGCCCTTGATCTTAAAGGTAATACGCTCATACTATTCTCCCGTGTTGAAGGGCATGGACAACCACTTTATGATTTAATAAATAACAACAGGGTTGATGACCGTCATGTATTTTTTGTTCATGGCGGTGTAGCAACAGAAGATAGAGAAAAAGTTAGAGAGATTACGGAGAGAGAAAACAACGCGATTATCGTCGCTTCATACGGAACATTCAGTACAGGTATCAACATTAAGAATCTGCACAATGTTATTTTTGCTTCTCCATCCAAATCTAGAATTCGGAATCTCCAGTCTATTGGACGCGTGCTCAGGAAAGGCAATAACAAGACAAAGGCAACTCTCTATGACATTGCTGACGACATTTCCTACAAGGCACGGAGAAACTATACACTTAATCATTTGATAGAGAGAATCAAAGTTTATAATGAAGAAAACTTTAATTACGATATTGTAAACATACCGCTAAAGAACTAATGGGTGAAGAATTTCATGCAGTTATAAAACTAGTTACAGGAGAAGAAATATTCTCGTTGGTCTGTGTGGACGAAAATGACGGTGACCCTATACTTCTACTGATGAACCCAGTGATTATGAAAGTCATGCGTAATCACGTTGGTCAGTATGTCAAAGTAAGACCTTGGATGGAAACTGCTCCTGATGATATGTACGTTATTAAATACGATAAAATTATTACAATGACTGAGGTAAAAGAAGGTCAAATGATTGACTTCTATAACAAATACCTTAATGAAGAAGATTTTGATTGGGAAGAAGATGGAAGAACAAAGATTTCAGATAAAATGGGATATATCTCTTCAGTAGAAGATGCTAGGAAACTCCTAGAGAAACTCTATAATAATATAGAAGATACTAAAGAAAGCTAAGCCCCTCTCTTCAAACCCAACAAAGGTATTCTACTGATATTTCAGGATGTTGTCAAGCCCTAATAATATGGTATAATATACATAACGAAAAGTTATTGACTAAAACAATGTTATGTCCAAAAAGAAATCAGAACACTACGTTAACAACAAGGAATTACTTGAGGCACTGATTGTCTATCGTTCCAAGGTAGAAAGAAGTTTTATGGAGATCAACGGTAGAGAACCTACCAAAGAAGATCGATCAAAACATTGGCCAGGTAAACCATCAATTACAAATTATCTTGGTGAATGTTTCCTTAAGATTGCCACGCACCTATCATATAAACCCAACTTTGTGAATTATATGTTTAGGGACGATATGATTTCTGACGGCATTGAGAATTGTGTCCAGTATATCCATAACTTCGACCCAGAGAAGTCCAAGAATCCATTTGCATACTTTACTCAAATTATTCACTACGCCTTTCTGAGACGCATTCAGAAGGAGAAGAAGCAACTTGAAATCAAGACCAAGATTATCGAACGCACTGGTTTCGATGAGGTTATGATGGTTGACGATAGCTTGCTTTCTGGGTCCAGTTCAGACTACAACACTATTAAAGACAACATAACTTACAAGACAAATCGGCAGTGATGCTCCAAAGTGTATAAATAAATCAGCATTTTGGAGCACTTATGCCTAATCAGTATAGTGGCGTTGGGCGCGTTAACAGGCAGAAAGCGATAGACGAAGGTAAGAAAACTTATCTTGGTTCTACTGCCTGTAAGCATTGTGGTAGTTATGAAAAGTATGTGAGTAGTTATGGATGCTATCCTTGTAATCACAAGAAGGGTGTTGAAAAACTACTCGCAGGTGCCTGTGATGGTTATATGACCAAAGAAAAGTGGGCGGCGAATAGGGAGCGTAGAAGAGAGGATATTCGGGGAATTAATAAGAGGTATTCTCAAACCGAAAGAGGTAAATCCGTTAATGCTGCCAAAGAGGCAAGGCGAAGAGTAAGAAAGAAAAATCAAACTCCTGATTTAACGCAAGAAGAAGTTGGACGTATCTTGAACTTATATCAGGAATGTGCTAAACTAACTGCGAGCACTGGTATTCTTCACGAAGTAGACCATATTGTTCCCATCTGTAAAGGTGGACTTCATCATCCTGATAACTTACAAATCTTGACTATGGAAGAAAACCGCAAAAAAGGTGGAAAATGAAGGTAGCAATTATAAGTGATCAGCATTTCGGTGCTCGTAAGGGATCCAAGTTTCTCCACGAATACTTTAAGAAGTTCTACGATACAGTATTCTTCCCATATTTGGAGGAGCACGGCATTACAACTGTCGTTGATATGGGAGATACTTTCGATAACCGTAGAAGTATTGACTTGTGGTCCCTTGAATGGGCAAAGGAGAACTATTATGATCGGTTAGAAAAAATGGGTGTGACAGTTCACACCATTGTTGGCAACCACACTGCTTATTATAAAGACACTAACTCCATTAACTCTGTTGGTCTTCTTCTTGGACAATACAAGAATGTTATTGTTTATCCAGAAGTTACAGAAGTTAAACTGGGCAAATTAAACACACTTTTTATTCCTTGGATCAATAATGAAAATTTTGAAAATACTGTCGCATCTGTTAAAGCTTCACGTAGCGTATGTGCGATGGGGCACCTTGAACTCAACGGATTCAGAGCTCATCGCGGGCACATCATGGAAGATGGTATGGACTGCGAACTATTTGAGAAGTTCAGTCATGTCTTCTCGGGACACTATCACACTCGATCGGATAACGGGAAAATCTTCTACCTAGGTAACCCCTATGAGATGTTCTGGAATGATGTGAATGACCCTCGTGGGTTTACGATCTTTGATACAGATACCTTAAAGTTTGAACAGATTAATAATCCATACAAGATGTTTTATAACATCTACTATGAGGATACTCCATATCAAACTTTTGATACTCGTGAATATGTTGGAAAGATCGTAAAAGTTATTGTTAGGAAGAAAACCGAACCTAAGAAGTTTGAAAAATTTATAGATAAATTATATTCCTGCGGCATTCAAGATTTAAAGATTGTTGAAAACTTTACAATCCAAGAAAATGATGAGTTTGAAGTAGAAGAAACTGAGAACACCATTTCAATCCTAAACCGTTATATTGATGAATCCGAGTTTGAATGTGATAAATCAATCGTTAAGGGAATCCTTCAAAAAGTTTATTCACAGGCTTGCGAGGTAGAGTAAATGTTTCTTCTTACACTCAGAGATAATAAAGAGGATGGTGCTTATGCTGTTCAAAACAGATATGGTGAGAAAGTTCTCTTTCTCTTTGAGGAAGAAGATGATGCTGAGCGTTATGCAATGCAGTTAGAAGATAATGAAGATGCTGAAATGGACGTTGTAGAAGTTGATGATGCACTTGCCATAATGACCTGTAAGCGGTATAATTACAAATACGCTGTGGTCACTCCCAACGATATTGTTATTCCCCCGAAAGTGAATGATAACTTTTCAGAAGATTAAATGGAAGAACTTTCTTTCAACTGGTAATCAATTTACAGAGATTGACTTCCGCAAAAATAATACAAATCTGATTATTGGAACAAACGGTGCGGGTAAGTCCACACTGCTCGATGCCCTCACCTTTGTTCTTTTCAATAAACCATTCAGAAAGATTAATAAACCACAACTTATTAATACAACCAATGAACGCGATTGTTTGGTTGAGATTGAGTTTGAGATCAATAATAGGCAGTATTTGGTTCGCCGTGGCATTAAACCAACAGTATTTGATATTATTGTGAATGGTGTCGAGATGCATCGTGAGGCAGACGATCGTGCGATGCAGCGTGTTCTTGAAGATAATATTCTTAAAGTAAACTATAAGTCTTTTACTCAGATTGTGATTCTGGGTAGTAGCACTTTTGTTCCATTCATGCAACTTACAACTGCAAATCGTCGTGAGGTGATTGAAGATCTCTTGGACATTCGTATTTTCTCTTTGATGAATAATATTCTTAAAGATAAGATGAGAACTCAAAAGGATCAGATAAAGTCTTTGGAGTTGAAGAAGGAAACTCTCAAAGATAAGATGAAGATGCAAAAGAACTTCATCGATGAGTTGGAGAATAGGGGAAATGCCAATATTAATACCAACAAAAAGAAGATTGCCAATTTGGATAAGGAAGTTGGCGAATGTTTGCAGGATAATGAAAGTATTCAAGATGATATTGATGTAAAAATAGAAAAGCAAAAGGAAGTTATTGGTACTGGTGATAAGTTAGTAAAACTAAACAATCTGAAGGGCAAATTATCGCAAAAAGTATCTGCTATTACTAAGGAACATAAGTTTTTTAATGAAAATACGGTATGCCCCAC